TAACCAATCAATGAATCTGACCAAGTAACTGTCTTCTTATCTGTGGTGGTGTCCGCAACCCATAGACGACCATAAGCTGCTAACACTTCATTGGCTAATGGCACAGTACCTGAATAGGAAGCATGTGCTGACATCTTCTGCCATGTGTTACCAGCATGATCATACAATAGTGGATCATGACCACGTTGAAAGAAGTAAGTATGACTATTAAAGTTTACTGCTTTCCAGTTCTGTGCTGTCCAGGTAGCATCAGAGTAAACCTGAGTAAGTGTTGTCGTACCAGTGAAGATCTTCTTATCACCGATAGAGCCGATAACTGTAGTACCATCAGACTTAACAATCTCAAAGATCAATGATGGTTCTTCACCGTTAAAACCTAAGGTAGTGTTAACGTTATCCCAACCTTTTCTAGCTGCAATACGACCATACTGGTCAATAACAGCATTCTCAGCACGAAGTGCAAACTCTTTAGGTAAAGCTACAGAAGAGTCTTGAGTATTGAGACCAGCAAAGCCTGGAGCAACAATACTTACTGACCTCAACTCAGCAGCCATTATGACCACTCCCAGGTTGTTTCATCACCGTAACGCTCTGCTTCAATAGAGATGTAAGAAGCCACTGCTTTACGGTATAGATCAGCTTGTTGTTCGCTTAAACGTCCACCATCTTCACCACGTTCATTGATAGCACGAAGATAAGCACCTTGGATAACTAACTCTGAAGGGACATAAACAACATCAGTACCAGCGGACAAATCAGCCTGTGGTATAACACAGTCTGCCTTTACCGTTAGCACTGACGATGGGATAGGCCATAGATCAAGAGTAATAACACCAGTAGATGATGTGCTGTTACCAATAGAAAAATAAAAAGGATCTCCATTCACTGAACCTTGAAGATTATTCCATTCATGCATTTGATTCTGTGTAGCTTGCTGAAGATCTCTCTTTAGCGATGGAATATAAACCACTAACAACCTTGCTCTTGGGTTAGTGGTAGGTATTTCGTAGTTCTGTGTGCCGCTAACAGTGGTGATTGTCTTTGTTGTACGAAGCACAGACCAGTTCCAAGCATCTTCAACTTCTCTCTTAGCTTCATTAACAAAATCACCAATTAACTTAACATAGGCTGTATCAGTTGGCGTGATAGCCTCTGTCTCTCGTATACGGCGTAGAACACCATTGATGCAGTCTAAGAATGTAGCCATTACCATTTCACCTTATCAGCCCAGTACGCAGCAGACATCTTACCTTTAGCAATGTTCTTAGCGTGGCGAGCCTTGAATGATTTATTTCTAGCAGAACCTTCTGGAGAACCTGAAACACCTTGTTGACCGAACCGAATCGTCTTAACTTGATCACCGTCCTTTGCTACAACAATGTGAGATTTAGTAGGATGTGTTGGGGTTTTTTTAGGGCGATTATATCCAGACACTCCTGCTCTTTCCAGCCTAGAATCCTTTTTCATTTCTTCTTAGCAGTTTTTGCTGCCTCCTTAAATGCTTTTGCTGTAGGAGCACCTTTAGTGCCAGGTTTTCTCATCTTCTCACCAGAGCCTTCAGNGATACGCTTACGCTTGGCTTGGATGTTAGCGTATAGTCCTTCTTTCATTTCTTTTTCTTTGGNTTAGACATACCAGCTTCAGACAAAGCAATAGCAACTGCTTGCTTACGAGANTTAACCACAGGACCACCTTTGCCACTGTGTAGAGTACCTTCTTTGTACTCTCTCATAACTTTACGTACTTTAGCTGGTTTCTGTTTCATGACGGATAACCCATCTTCTTCTCTTTAGCCTTCATAGCCTTAGACTCTTTNTTCTCATGCATCTTCTTTGCTTTCTTTGATGCATACTCTTCAGCAGCTTTTTTACCTTTAGCTGTGTAAGGAAACTTCTTATTCGCTACCATCGGCATTTTTATTCCCCTTGTTACGTCTAAACATACATTGAACGGTATCTGTTTCCCATATACGAATAGCAGTCCACNTAATCGTTAAGATTGCAGCTATTGCTGGTAGCAGTTCAGCCAAAGTCCCCACCACAGTGAGGATTGANANAGCATCTCCAACTTGTTTGATATGTTCATCAGCTTGGAGAGCCATGTTTGTTGTCCTTAGGTCTCATGTTAAGGATTTGGTTGTACTGCCAACTGCGCTGCTTCGTAGGCTGCTACAACCTCTGGTGTCCACGCTGCCTGAGCAATCGCTACCACCTTCTCTGGTTGGTCTGTGAGGTCTTGCCCTGGTGTTAGGGATGTGCGGTGATAGGTCTGGGTTAAGACTTTGCCATCCTCAATAATCCTAGTTGCTTCACGGTAAAGCACTGTGCCGTTCTCAACGACAGTGATTTGGTCTACTACGGTTTCTTTGGTAATCATGTAAGTTCCTTTCGTTGGTCCGATCACACTAGTCTGGTGTGATTAAGTAAACAACTTTATAAATCATGACAACATTAAACTTCATATGTTCCGCTTATTACTATGGTTCTACTGGCCGCAATCGAAAACGTTACTGTATATATAACTGTGGTATTAAAGTAAATACCGCATCCTTGGTTTATAGTATCAAAATAATTAGTTGTAATTCCAGCAAAAGCAGAAACACCTGAAACAGTAAAAGGCAAGCCGGTTATATTAGAAATATTTGCAGTGCTTTCTAACGTCTGAGACCCATCGCTAATTTTTACAGTTATATAAACTAATCTTCCAATTTTTGTATACGTTCCTGTTAGTGTTCTTCCACTCGTTCCAGTAAAAGATGCTAAAACAGGTGTCCAAGTCCCTTCCTCATAATCATCCAGCGTATTAGCGTCTGAGGATGCAGATTGCGTGGCGGGGAAGGTGATGCCGTTGGATACTTGTATAACCCCTCCAGAAGCATTGTTGGTGGTTGTACCAACTAGTAAGTTACCAGTGTTGGTGATACGCACCCGCTCGGTGCCATCAGTCTGAACAGTAACGGTTCCGTTTGATCCTGTATCGCTAACAGTGACATTGGAATCACCAGCAGAGATTGATGCTCCACCAGACGTTGAAAGCGTACCAGCAGACAAAGATAGACCACTACCAACAGTTACGTTACTGAAACCACCACTACCATTGTTAGCTAATAACTGTGCTGAAGTACCTGTTGTAGCAGCGGCATAGTCTGTTCCAGCGGTTGCTGTAGTGATTGCGGACGTACCAGCACCTTTCAACAAAGCACCAGAACTAAAGGTAGTAGCACCTGTACCACCATTAGCAACTAGAAGCGTACCTGTAACACCTGTCGTTAATGGTAATCCAGTCGCATTAGTTAATACTGCTGCTGATGGTGTACCTAAGTTAGGTGTAACCAGTGTAGGAGAGTTTAGATCTGCTTTAGTAGCAATAGCCGTAGCTATGTTATCAAACTCTGTGTTGATCTCAGTGCCTTTTACAACCTTTCCTGCATTACCGCTTGGTAAGGAGTCTTTAGCAGCAAAGTTAGTGCTTTTGGTATAGTTAGACACAATCAATCCTCTTTAGTTGACTTTGTGACCTTAACTTTACTTTCTTGTTTTTTATCTTCTTCTTTTACTTCTTCATAATCTGGATGCCTACGCATCTGCTCAATGTCATATTCGTATTCAACATTCATTAAGTTGTTTGACCATTTACATCTAAAAGTGACCATAGTAACCTCTTATATGAAAGAGGCTGCCGAAGCAGCCCCTCTTTAGCTTTTATTAGCTAGGGATGATCAAAGCAATACCAGCATCGTTACGAAGCTCTGCAACACCGTACAGCGTGTCAGCAGTGTACAGCGTAGCAAGGTACTCTTGCTTGTACTGAGCCTGTGAGCGAACAGCCATTTGCTCTGCAAGAACCATTGCATCCTTGTGGAACATCAAGCAAGCACGGGGGGCAGTACCGGACGAAGCATAAGCAGTGTCAGCGTTGCTGCTAACAAACACTTTAACACCGTATACATCACCGATCTGACCATTACGAATGGTGTTGTTACCACCTTGCTCACCAACAAAGGCTTGTTCGGTGAAACGAGCAAGACCCATGAGGGTGTTACGAGCAACAGGAGGGATAACCAAGTAACGACCATCTTGAGGTACGTTAGCATCATCAAGACGCTGAATGGTACGACGAATAGCAGCATCAGTTAGTGCAGTTGCGTTACCAGCACCAGCACCACCAACGAANGCTGTAGTACCNTCACCNCCGATGTANGCAGTGGTTGTACCGGACACACTGTAGTCGCCAGTAGCGCCAGCAGCGTGAGAGCCGTTGAAGAGACGACCGATCTGGATTAGATCAGAGTCAACCTGCGTAGCCAATGCATAACCAGCATCTTCAGTGTAGAAACGACGAAGCGAAGCAAGAGCTTGAACTTCGACGATGTCCTCAATCAAACGTGAGTATTCGTAGTGCTTGTTAATGGTAACTTGCACTTCAGACTCAACGTTCGCCTGAATCGTAACAGCAGTGTTAGCTGCTTTAGCGAATGCCGCACCACGAGTGGGGCTAGGAATATGAAGCGTATCACCTTTCTTACCACGCATCGTCATCTTGTTGACGAGGTTCGCCATAACAAGTGATTTCTTGTAAGAAGCGATGATTTCATCAGACCAAATCTCAGGTACAAATTTATCTGCGTTGGTCTTGTTTACGATGGAACCACTTCCACCAGGATAAGCTGCTGAAGCCATTTTAATGTCCTTTAAATTTTAGGTTATCGGACCCTACCATCGCTATAGGCTGACATGATGTCATCTTGTAATGCCATATAACGTTCAGGGTCAGTCATTTGAAGTCGAATAAGATCTGCTCGACGATAAATTTTCTTGCTCGTCTCACCAGTAGCGCCATCAACTGCTACAGTAGCTGCTTTGAGTGTTTGATTACGTTGTTCCTGNAGCTGTTGTGCTGCTTGCTGAACAGTGTCCTGTTTAGCTTTCNTCAATGCTTTGAAGTTAGACAACAACTCATTAGCGGAATCGAAATCAAACTGTTTGTCTGCTGCTACGTANAATCTTTGACGTACAGGTGACTCATTTACCCATGANGCAAACTCAGGATCAGTAATGACTTGAGTATAATCAGGGTGTGATTGAGCTAGCCTGTTTGCTGTTTGCATCCTAGCCATCTGTGTTGCAGCCTGTTGAGCCTGAACAACTGCTGGATGGGATTCAACTGCTTTATTAACTGCCTTAACAGGATCGGCAAAAAAGTCAGTATCATCTTCGATAGCTTTAGCAGGTTGATCCTGCGGTGTGATTTGCCTTTTGATGAGTTCATCAGCTAACTTACGAACTTCTCCAACTTCTTGTGCTTGACGACCAATTAGCTTTTCAGCNTCCTGGTGCATCCTTATGATGTCATCTAACGATTTACCCTTATACTTNTCAGGGATCGTAGGTTCTTCCTGAGTTGGTGCTGCTTCAGCCTTAGCCTCTACAGCNTGAAATTCATCGTTACCTACTTCATCATCTAGAGATTCTACAAATTCAGCCATCTGCTTCTCCTAGTCGGGTATAACCCAATTGTTAGGAATTAAAAAGGAATCTAAGTTATCCCTCATAGTAGGACTTAGACTTTGCTACGTTTACTGCTTGTTCATGCATCGTTGCCCATCTATCAGAAGCTGTTGGAAAAGCACCAGTGATGCCTTCTAGTTTGCTTCTAGGAGATGCTAATTGTCTTTGTGCTAACAAGTCGCAGTGTGGGCACTGTATTTCTTTAACATAGTGATCTGTGTACCTTTCAGTAACATGCCCGTTAGCACACTCAAAATCATTCAGTATCCTCATTGACTAAATCCTCATAGGCTTTTTCCCAAACTTCATGCATCGTTAGGAGCCAATCTAAAGCTTTTAGTTGACCTTTACGTTCTTGTAGTTCTTCGCCACTAGATATAGTGGTTATGTCCGCTACTGCGTCTCTGTACTCTTTAGCGTCTTCCAACAGAGTTTTCCATCCTGGATGACTCATAAGGTCAAAACGCTCTTCGTAGTACTTTAGTAACTTAGTAGTATCCATTGTTGTTATTTTACCACAGTGAAAATATTGTTGTAAAGAGCCTTGACTACGTAAGTAAAACGTGTTACAATAACCCTTTCGGGAGACTCTATGAAATCAATGCACTTTGCTAAAAGTAAGCTAACACCAGAAGAAAGATTAGATCTTGTTTGTCGTTTAGTTCTTCTAGGTAAACAAACTGATGAAATCAGGGTTGATCTAGGTAATGTCAGTCGTCAACGAGTACATCAGTTGTTTAACAAGTTAGTGTCTTTAGGTAGGCTTACGTACGAACAATTACCTAGACAGGCTACGCTACTGAAGAGACGATCTAGTTACAAACAGAAGTGGGGACATTTCCCTGAAGAATCTTATGTCCGTGCTGATGAGTTCTACCAGATCATTAGAGAAAAGTTCAGACGTAAGAAAGCATCTAACTATAAACATGATTGGGATATAGAGTTCAATGACCTAACATTCCCTACTCATTGTCCAATATTAGGTATTGAGTTAGACTACCTAGCTAGTTTCCGTTCAGACAACTCTCCAAGCTTTGATAGGATTGATTCCTCTAAAGGATACATCAAAGGAAACGTAGTTATCTTATCTTGGAGAGCTAACCGTATTAAGAATGATGGTACTGCTGAAGAACATCAAAAGATAGCAGACTTTATGCGATCTGTGATGTAGTAAACATAGTTATCTGATCTGTAGTCAGTAGTGTAGGTAGATCTATAGGCTCTATAGTCTCTACAGTACCACAGGCTAACTCTACCCAACCTTCGTTTAAAAAATACGCCCACTGATAACCCTCACGGTTTGCCGGTGCTGGGTCTCTGATGATCCACTGCGGCGCTACCCAAATCACTTCCTTGCCTTCAGAAGCCTCTGGTTTATCCGGTGCTGGTTGCCATCCTTCCGTACCATCTGTGGTTTCGTAAGGTATTGATCCGTTCTTTGTCCAAAGCATAGTCAGTCCTTATTGAACAGGGAAGGCTGCGGTTGGTGGTGTGAAATTGGCTGTGTAGCGAGCGTAGCCTCTGGTCACCCTCACGTCTTGGAGATAACCATTAAAGAAACGTGTAGCTTGTAATTCAACGCTATTTCCAACAATCACTTTATTCCCTGTGCTATCACTAATTGAACCACCTGTAGTTGTTGAATTAGCCAGCACTCCATTAACAAAAACACGCACTGTGGTTCCGGATCTTGTTGCTGCAATGTGATACCACTGCCCTGTTGACAAAGCCCCTGTTGCTACATTAATTGCACCAGAGGTAAGTTCCATCCTGAATGTCAATGTATTAGATGCAAGTTGTATCCACTGATAACCGCCTGTCTGAAATCCTGAAGCCGTGCCCATAACCGTTTGATTCGTAGCTAAAGCGTTAAAGTACACCCAGAATTCGCAGGTAAAGTCTCCAGTTAAAAAGGCATTCAAAGGACTTGCTGGAGTAACAGCGTAATCTCCCGTACCATCAAACTTCATTGATGTTGGAGACCACTTAGTAATTGTGGTACTAGCTTGTGCATCTCCAACCGTCTCCAGCACATTCTTCGCAGTGGCATCGTAGATACCGGAGTTGGTGAAGTTGAGGAGGAGTTGAGTTCCTGTTTCGTTAGTCAGCGGAGCTGTTGGCACTGTCTGTAATGCAGATCCATCAACTAGACTAACACTTGATAAATACCCAAATAACGGGTTAGTTGAACCCGCTCGTTGCCCTATATAAATTGATTTTGTTGCCGAACCAAAGGTTCCTGACTGGGTGTACGTTGCAGTTACATTAAAATTAGATCCGTTAATTTGACCTGTAATTGTTGTTCCTGATCTAGTTAATGTGAGGTAATACCATTGATTGGTTGTTATTCCGGAATGACTTAGGCGAAGCGTTGATCCGTTAGTAAATACTTGAAGTACACCTGTATTTATAACTTCAACAAGCCAGTCGGTTGCAGCGTTAGCTGTGTAATTACCTATTAAATGATTTGTCGCGGCTAAAGAGGTTAAATAAAACCATAAGCGTATTGAAAAATTACCAGCAGGGGCAAACTGACCTGTAGCTGGTGTGTTTAAATAATCCCCCGTCCCATCGAAATACCCAGACCCACCAACCGTTGAAGCCGACCATGCGCTTGTGGGGTTGAATGGGGAGAAGGGGACGACAGATGGAGTCCCCGTGACAGATATGTTTGTATATGCTGCCGTACTATCTGTGTACTGAAAACGATTCAAATTAAGCGATAAGAAAATCGTATTAGCATCAGCGGTCAATGCCGTCGTTGGTGTACTTGAAATAGTCCTATTGGTGTTGCTAAGATGCAAGTTTGATATATAGCCATTGGCAAAGTTTGTTGTGCTTCTATCTGCTCCAATTAACATATTAGATGTTTGATTGAAGTTTGTTGCAGATGTGCCAGTACCGTCAGAAGTTCCGTTAACATACAAAGTTGTTTGATTTGTACCAGTTCCAGCGCGAACAACAGCAACGTAAGTCCATGTATTAGCGGCAATAGAAGTGGTTCCAGTAATGCTTGTACTGGTGTCCGTAAAAACAAGTTTGTCAGCAGAGCTTATTTGAAATACCCATCCTGTAGGTGTTGACGCACCTTTGCTTGCTATGGTTTGAGTTGCTCCGCTTGCGTTTCTATAGACCCATGCTTCTATCGTAAAGTTTGACGAACCGAAACGAAGATTTGCGGTATCTGTAACTGTCAAATAAGTTGTGCTTGTATTGAAAGCACCACCCCACCCCGTCTGACTGAACGGTGAGAACGTACCCTGTGTCGGTGCATTTGGCCCTGTCGCTGGGTTGCGGGTAATGGTGAAGTTATTGGTAGAGCTGTCTTGAAACGTATTGTTCTGCTGACCGTTCGTTGCTGTGGTCGATAAAAGCAGCGTGGTGTAGTTGAAGTAGGGATCGGTTGAGACTGCGCTACCTGAGAAGATAGCCGCAATCATTGCTGTTAAGTTA